ATGATTTCATAATGCCGAGATTTGAGCATTCTGCTTCGTAGTAACCTGTCCATTTGTTTGCAAAATCAATCACTACAGGATTATCCGCAGTAGATGAACTTGACAAGGTAATTACCGTAAAAATAGACGCCGCAGTTGTTGATGTGCAATTCTCGTAAAAAGTTACTTCCTGAAAAACATTTCCGCTGTTTGAGAGGATAAGTTTTCTCCACTGAACATCGCCTATAATATTCGGCCACTGCAAGCCCCCTGCTGTCCACGGTGCTGTGCTTACGCCAACCACTGCGTTAGTTCCTACGCTAACATAATAGTTGTTATTAGCCGCAAACACCCCGCCTGCCATAAGCAGTAATGCTATACCAAAAATAAATCTTTTCATTTTGTTTTCCTCCTCCCTTTTTTGAACATCTTATTTTTAGATGTATCTGTAGAGTTCACCGGCTCAATCAAATGCTGTAACCTTTGAGCCTCTGCCGGAGTGAACTCCCGAACCTCACCAGCCACGAATGACTGGTGAAGTCCGAAACTTCTTTTTACTTTACACTTCACAAATTTCTCCATTATTTAATTTCAATTCCAACACTGAATGCTAACGGCATTGCAACCAATACGCCTGCTCTTTTAACAAATCTGTATCCGGTTTCATCCTGTGTCCAGAGGTTCTCTGGGGATGAATCCGAACTTATTACTGCGCTGTTACTTACATCAACCGTTATTCCCTGTCCACCAGACTTGTTTCCAAGAAGAACATACTTGAAATCACCATAGAATATTGCAGATGCATTACTGCCCGCTCCGAGCGTGTTAGTAATCTGCTGTGAAATATTATACGGGTCTCCAAGAATATTCGGAGGAATACCTGCTGACAATGAACCAAGATTCCACAACGGTCTCCCATTGTTATCAACCAGATTCATTATCAAACCCAACGATGTTTTATTCAAAGTCCATTCAGGTTTCCCTTTTAGATACTTACTGTTGACGTTAGGGTTGTTCCAGATGTTTACAATATCCTGATATGCCAAACTCACCCCGGCCTGCGTAACCGTAGAAGGAGTTGAATAGTAAATCCCGTTGAAAGCGTCCCCTGCTCCTGCTACATCACCAATAAGAATAACCCTCTCAAGTTCAACTGCCATATTCTCGCCAACAAGTTTTGCAACCTGTGCGGCTATGCCTGCTGTATCATCAGATAGATATTCATCGGTGAATGTTACGATTGCATACATCTTTTTGAGTGTAGAGGTTAATCTTGTAAGCGTCGGCTTCGTCGTTGTCTTCGCTGTCGCTTCTGCAATCCACGCTACTGATAAATCAGTCAGCCATTTCGGGATATATTTAACCGGGCCGTCGGCTTGACCGTGAGGAAACGGCGTGCATTTCGGGACAATAGATGTTGCCTGATTCAGTTCGCCGATTATCTGACTTGCGTAACCAACCAGGACTGTATATCCGCCCTGTGCGTTATCGCCTTCTGACATCACTGTTTTCGCAAGTGAAGGGTGATTATACTTAACCATAATCAACCACTTATTCATTGCAACTCTCATCTCATTATCTTTCAATGGATCGTCGCCTCCGAAGACCATTTTCTTTGTTGACGGATTCGCTTTCTTTATTTCAGCAAGAATATCCGTCTTCATTCTTTCCAAAGTTTCTTTCTGTGAAGCACTTGTTTCAACTTCACCATTCTCTCTAATACCCTGCTCTTTTGCAAGACCAGTCAGTGCTTTGTTGAACTGTGCCGCCAGTTTTTCCAACGCCAAAATTTTCTCTTTCAATTCCATTTTACTTTCCTCCTTCTTCAATTTCTCTCAAGACATTATTCCCGTCTTGGATAATTCTTTCAACATTTTCTTCATCACCTATTTTATCTAAATCCTCCTTTAATTTAATTAACTCATCATCAGTATCAACTCCCGCCTGCGGTTCTGCCGCTTCAAGTAATGCCTGCAATGCCCCGTTAGTTGTTCCAATTGCTTCCATTGCCGCATTGACAAGTTTCCTGTTCTTTGCTGATAATACCCTGCCGGATTTTTCTTCCTCTTTCTTTTCCTCGGGCTTTTTCTCTGTTGGTGCAGGAGTTTCTTCGCCATCCTTAATTTTCCCTTTCATTATTTCATCCCTTAATATAGGGTCATTTACTAAATCAATATTCTGCATCTGCATATTCTTTACAACAAAGTTTTGAAAATCCCTGCTGATAAGTGCCTCTGCATTTGCCGGAATTGTTACAACGGAAATTTCAAGCAGTTCAAGTTTTGTGTATTCCCTTCCAAAGCGTTCCCCGTTCTTCCCGCCTTCCTTCGGAGGTTCTCTGTCCTTCCATTCCTTCGGGTCAAATCTTACAGAAAAAGCGTTAAGATAACCCTCTTTGAACATTGAGTAAATCATTTCGCCCCGCATTGTTATCCCTTCCATCTGTGCGGTGAACGTAAGTTTGCCATCTTCCTTTTTAACATTAAGAACTTTACCAACCGGCAGAGACCGGGAATCGTGCCCCCATAACAAAACAGGATTCTTTTTAAAATCTTTTAACTGCCAGCCACTCGCCCGAAGTATATCTCCGTCCCTGTCAACTGCATCCGTTGAAGCAATAGCGTCAAATGTTAAAGTATCATCATTGAAATTTTTAAATTCAGGAGCAAGACTTTTCTTAACAGGTTCAAGTTTATTTATTTTATTTTTTTCTTCAATCCAAATATCCGCCTCTGCTTCCGACCATTTACGCTTATCAAATAAATATGCGGCTGTAACAGGTTCATCCTCTTCGGATATTCCTTTCATTACTTTTACCCCTGCTGCACCTTCAACATCTTCAACATCTTCAACAATACAATCCTTCGGTAATTCCTCGCCCTCTTTAAGGACACTTATTTCAAAATGATTTTTCACGATTCCCCCTTCTTAACATTCGGTATATGTATTACATAACCGCTTTTTCTTTCTATCTGAAACATTGTATGAAGCATCGGGCACGTCTTCTCGTCGTCGCCTGTCGCCGGATACTTCCAATAATCTTCGTGATAAGTTGTAACACTATTATTGTCAATCAACCTTTTGATTTCCTCTTTAGATAATTTAATTTTCATTTAACTCTCCTTACTCAACAGGTTCTGCAAAAACTGAACACGCACAATTACAATCTTCCGCAGGGTCGCCGGTCTGTCCCGGAGTTGCGCAGGTCGCCCCGCTTGGTAATACAAAATCCCTATCAACAGGAATCGGCTTTCTACTTTCCATTAAAAGATGTTCATCCCTTGCGTCGGGTAAATGAGAAGAGAGCCAGCCCTTTTTTAATCTCAAGCCACTTTGCTTATATGCTTCAAGTGCACCCTGATTACTTGCAGATATTACTTCCGTCCTCGCTATGCGTGTAGCCTTCCATCCTTCATCTTTAAATCCAGCGTAAGAGTGCTGTATTCTATTCTTCAATTCAGGTATGCCTTCGCCGGCCTCAACACCTATTGCAAGCGAGTTCGCTATTTCTTCTTTCAGGGAATCCATTACTGACGTTGCTTTTTGCAATCCGAAAGTTCTTATAAACTCCGCAACCCTCGGATTCGTAACGTCAAAGGATATTGTAGAACCTACATTTAATAATTCACGCTTACCATTTTCCTCAACGGAAACGGTATGTATCTTTTTACTTTCCGCCGCCCATTTTTCAACCTCACCCTTTTCATTAAATAAAACTGCTTCAATATCTATCTTCGCTTTTCCCGGGAATACCTTATATTCGCCGCCCTCTGAACCCTTGCCTAATCTCGCAAGCATTTCAGATTCCTGCTTACTGAAAAATGTATCTATAATCTTCATATAAGATTTCATTATTCTTGTCGTCAAGCGGTCAAACTGCTTCCAAAGGAATGTCTTGCGCTCTGTTGATATTGCTTTTACTTTAACTGAACGCTCCCCTTCTTCCGGTCTTTCAGGTGGAATACTTCCTGCGGGAATAAGATTGATTGGTAAGTATCCGATATTTCCACCGGGTATTTTTCCGAAGCCAAGATTTAATCTCTCATTTATCAAATCAAAAGGAACTCCCATTGCAAAATATCTTGCCGCAGTTTCGGATTGTATTTTCTCATCTTCTTTCAGTGCTTCAATTCCAGAGAGGTCATATTCAAAATAAGCATCGGGGTTAAACAGTTTTACTATTGATGTTATGACCGGCTCAAATTTATGCAGTTTAGGAATGATTGTTAATTTATAAAATATCTTAATTGATTCCTTGTAATTGCTGTATGTCACTTTATCTAATATTCCAATGAGCATCGGCGGGACACCAAAGGCGGCGCAAACATCTTCACGGCTCATTTTCATTCCAAGAATAAACTCAAGGTCTTTTAGATTTCCAACAATAGGCTTGTATTTCAGTCCGTGAGATAACAGCGGACTTTGATGCGCCTTATCTGTCCCTTTATAATTTTGAGCAAGTTCCTTTTTAGTTCTATTAAAAATTGCGTCTCCAAGTGCTGCATCTGTTTCAAACACGCCGTCTAATCTTGCTCCATTCTTAAATATATTGAGGTTAGTTTTAACCGCTTCCTTTAATGTTTCTATTGACCACCGGGCAGGAGCAAGCGGAGCAAGACCATAGTAATAATTTGAAGGGTCAGTATATTTGAAATGAGATAAGGCAGCAGGGTCAATCTCATCCGACTCTGCTTTTCCCGGTATTTTATAAAGATACTTCTCAATAAATTTTACATCTGTATCATTTTCATATTTCTTTTTTCCGCCGATTATCTCAACCCTTGAAGAAATAAGATTTTGTAATGACTTCGGTTTACCTTCAGGTTTATCTCCCTCTGTTTCATCGTGAAATATATAACCATTTCCTGTCAACTCACAACTCGCAACATTAAATTCCTGCATATTATACCACGTTGAATTTTCGTCATTATCATTCGGCTTTTCAAATAATTTACGGACATCAGGAATATCAAGATATTTCTTAACAACCTTTCCATTACTGTCTCTTGACTTCTTGAAAAATCTGTAAGGAAGTTCTGCAACCGCATTCGCTATTGTAAAAACACAGGCATATACCCAAAGTTCATCAGCGTATGCTTTGAGATAATTATCATAGTTAAATCTTTTCGGTTCGCCGAATAATGATGTAGTATTCCTGCTCCCAAATATATCAGCCATCCGGGACGCTTTAATGTAACCAATTTTTTCAAATAATTTATTGACTATACCCATCTTACTAAACTCCCCTGTTCCGAAGTCATTGCATACCGCATTGTATCCATCCCGTCATCCTTCTGTTTAATCATATCTTCCTTACCTTTATCTTTCCAAATATAAGTCCCGAACTCATCAACTGTTCTCGTTGGTAAGTTCTGCAATTCTTGCGACTGGTCTTTTTCAACAAGTGCGTCCTCAAAAAAGAATATTTTATCGTGTGCAAACTTTTCATATACAATTTGTTGTCCTGCTAATCGTTCCTTTTTTGCCGCCGAAGTCCCTATCCCGGCGTCTTCAAGCGTTGCCCTATCTTCTGCATCGTGGTCGCAAACGGCCTCCGCATCCATTTCGTCAATCTCGCAATACTTCTTTATTTCCTTTGCGTGTTCTTTTACAATCCTGCGGGTCATATAAATTTCCCGATACATATACCATTTCTCATCTGAAGAAACCGCCCACCATTGAGCAACGAATGGATGAGAGAATCCGAAGTCAACTGCCAATACTTTTCGCCAGTCTTTCGGTATTTTAAATCTTGGTATAATATGCTTCCGAGGGTCAAACGGATAAACGATTCCTTCAAACGCTACCCATAACCCTTCTTTATATCTCTGCCTGAATACTCCTGTCAAACTATCAAGCCAGTCATAATAAGATTGCGGCAGGAAAGGCGGCGGTAAAGTCTTTGCGAATA